CTGAAACTTCTAAACTTTATAAAATGAGTAAAGAAGATGATTTAACGATGATGGCTTATGTTCTTATTTATAAAGCATTAGATGAAAATGGAGATAAACTTTTTGATTTAGCAGATAAAAATGCTTTATTAAATCAAGTTGATAGAGAGATATTAGTTAGCATAGCGACACAGATTATGGGTCAAGAGTCTATTGAGGACACGAAAAAAAACTAATAGAGGATACTAATTTATATGTGCAATATGCACTTGCTGAAAAACTAGGTAAAACCTTACAAGAGATTCAAGAAATTAGTGTCCAAGAATATCAAGGATGGATAGCTTACTTAGAGTTAGCTGAAGAGAAACGAAACAATGGCAAATAAAAAGGTAAAGTTTGAATTAACAGCAGTAGATAAGACTAAGGCAGCTTTTGATAAAGTTACTAAAGGATTAAAAACTGTTGGTGGAGCTGCTGCTACAGCATCTAAAGGTGTAGCAGGTGTTGGTTTAGCTGCAACAGCTACAGCAGGTGCTTTAACTATACTTGTTAAAAAATCTTTTGATTTTATTGATGCTATTGGTAAGACAGCAACAAGAACTGGTATTGCAACTTCTACAATACAAGCATTTCATTTAGCTGCTAGAGAATCAGGAACAAATATAGAGGGTGCTAATAAAGCATTAGAAAAATTTGCAAGAAGTGTTGGTGATGCTCAAAGAGGATTAAAAACACAACAAGATATATTTAGAGCTATTAATGTTGAATTAGTAGATGCTGCTGGTAATTATAAAACTACAGACCAAATATTAGCTGAAACAGCAGATGGTATTTCAAAGCTAGGTTCACAAACTGAAAAGGCTACAGCTTTAGCAAATTTATTTGGTAGACAGGGTATATTACTTACTAGTGCTATAGAAGATTTATCTGAAAGGGGTTTAGATGGCTTTATTAAAAGAGCAGAAGATTTAGGAATTATATTATCAACAAAGGTTATTAGAAGAACAGAAGCATTTAATGATGCTGTTGGTGTTCTTGGTATGCAAGTAAAAGCTGTTAGAGATAATATTACAACTGCATTTTTACCAGCTTTAGAGAAATTACAAAAATCAATTGCTGAAAAATTTTCAGAAATACAAAAATCTGCTGGTGGTTTTGATAAATTAGGAATGAATATTGCTAATGCTGTAATAGATGGTGTTGCTGCTGCAATAAAAGCACTTGGTGAATTTCAATTAGCATTAGCTACTTTATCAGTTAATTTAGATACTATTTTACCTAATATGACTTTGAAGTTTGCTAATTTTGCTCAGAGTATATTAGAACTTTTACCAGCCACAAAAGCTGTAGGAACTGCATTAGAAATTGGTTTAGTGCAAGCAGAAGCAAAACTTGCTGTTCAAACTAATGAATTAATTAAAGGTAATACAGAATTTAGAGATAAGGCTTATGCATTAGCTAATGGATTGCTTGATTTAAAAATTACAGAAGATGATTTAATAGATTCTACAAATACATTAACCAATAGCACTAAAGAATCTGCAGATGCTATGTTTGATGCTATGAATCCATTAACTTCATATAAAAATTCTTTAACAGATATTAGTAAATCATTAGATACAGTAGCGGTAAGTTCAATGAAAAAATTTGAAGATGCAATAGTTGATGGATTAAAAACTGGTAAATTAAAATTTGAAGATTTTGCAACTTATGTTGTTGACCAATTAGCTAGAGTAGCAATACAACAACTAATTATATCTAAAATAATTGACCCATTTAGAGCATTTATTGGTGGTGGCAATATTGGTAAAGAATTTAATAATATTGGAAGTGCTGTTGATGGCTTTCAAAATTTTGAAGGTGGTGGTTATACAGGTATGGGTGTTAGAGCAGGTGGGTTAGATGGTCGTGGTGGTCAATTAGCTATGGTACATCCTAATGAAACTGTTATTGACCATACTAAAGGTCAGGGTATGGGTGCTACAGTAAACTTTAATATATCAACAGTAGATGCTGCTGGATTTGACCAGTTATTAGCATCAAGAAAAGGATTGATAACATCAATCATAAACAACGCCATGAATAATCAAGGCAAAATGGGAGTCGTATAATGTCAGGACAATTTCCAACATCTCCTAATTTTAGAAGTTTAAATTTTAAAGATAATAGACCTACTTTATTAAATCAGACTTTATCAGGTAAAAAACAAGTCAGACAAATAGGTAGTCAATATTTTTCTTTTACAGTGCAAATGCCACCTTTACAACAAGAAAAGGCTCAAGAAGTATTTGCATTTTTACAAAAACAAAAAGGTTCTTTCGGAGACTTTACTATAGTTGCACCATTAGATAATTTAGGTGCTGGTAAAGCAGAAACAGATATTCAAGTAGTTGGTTCACAAGCAGTAGGTGATTCACAAATTGAATTAGATGGTTTTTCAGCAAGTCAATTAGGTGCTTTAAAAGCAGGCGATTTAATTAAGTTTGCCAATCATAGTAAAGTCTATATGGTTCAATCAGATATTGATTCTGATGGTAGTGGAGCATTAACTGTTCTAATATCACCAAATCTAGTAGCATCTCTAGCAGATAATGAAGCTGTTACTGTAAATAAACCTAGTTTCACTGTTTATCTTGAATCTGATGAAATTATGTATTCAACAGATGCTAGTGGTTTTTATAGTATTTCATTTGATGTTAGAGAGGTTATAACCTAATGCCTAGAAGTTTATCATCTGCTTTACAAACTCAAGTATCATCAACAGCAACTAAGACAGCTTTTCTAGTTGAGTTAAATTTATCATCTACTATCAGATTAACTGATTGGTATTCTAATGTCACTTATGATTCTAATAGTTATGAAGCTGGTGGTTCTTTTTTAACTGTTGATTCAACAACTGAAACAGGTCAACTACAGGTTAATGAAATAAATTTGGGTTTCTCTAATGTTACTGACCAAGTAAGAAGTTTAGTACAAGATGGTTCTTTTACTGATAAAACAGTAGAAATATATATAGCTTACTTTGATACAAATGAAACTATTGTTGGTGCTATAAATTATTTTACAGGACAAATAAGAAACGTATCTATTGCAGAGAGTATTAGCGATACTGCAATATCAATGACAGTTGCAAGTCATTGGGCAAATTGGAATTTAACAAAAGGCAGACATTATACAGATGAATCACAACAAGCATTTAGTTCAGGTGATAGAGGTATGGAATTTGCTACTCAGGTTAGAAAAGATGTGAGGTGGGGTGTAGATGCTTGATAAAATATTTGCATTTTTTAAATGGGCAAAAGGTGTTTATGAGGGCAGTAAAGCTCTACAAACAATATATACAGTCTTTAATATAGCTACTCTTGCAGTTGGTGTAAAAGGCTATTTACAAGCTAGACAGATGATGGCTCAAGGTCAAGATATCTTGGCTAATAAAACTGCTGCTGGTGGCAAAATACCTATTATTTATGGAACACGAAGAGTTGGTGCTCAAGTTATCTACATGGATACACATAATAATGATTCAAGAGATTTATATGTTGTCTATGCTTTAGCTCTTGGTGAGTGTGAAGAAATCATAGAAAGAACAATAGAATTAGACGGCAATTTAATAACTGATAACGCAAGATTTAAAGAGGGTGGTTATGTTGGTTCAGATAAAATATCTTCAGGTGCAGGCTCATTAAATACAGCTTCACAAAATGGTGCAACAGTCATAAATGCTGGTGCTGGTGGTTTTGGTACAAATCCTGCTGGGCAATATAGATACGTTTTAAATTGTCATCATGGAGCAGCAAGTCAAACAGCAGACCCAATGTTAGTAGCTTCTATGACTAATTGGACATCAAATCATAGATTAGATGGTATAGCTTATATAGCAGCACATTATCAATGGGAAAGACATGGTATGTGGTCAGGAGTGCCACAATTAACAGTACAAGTTAGAGGTAGAAAAGTTTATGACCCAAGAGATTCAGGTCAAACATTTGGTGATACATCTACTTATGAATGGTCAGATAATCCATCTTTATGTTTTTTAGATTTTATTAGTAATAATGAATATGGTAAGGGATTAACTGCATCACAACTTAACTTAACAACATTTGGTACCGCAGCAACTACAGCAGATGCTTTACAACATAACCCTTATTATAATGGCGTAGAGAAATCATTTACTTGGAGTGGTACTTCAGGCTCTAACTTTATTCTTGTACCTGCTTCAGGGTCAGGTGGTTTACACTGGTGGCAAAACAAAGTAGGTGAATTATTTACCTTAGAAGATTCAAGTGGAAATATTGCAATAAACTCAAAAGCAATAACAGCAGTTGAAAGAACACATTTTTATGGTCAAGGTGTTAAATTGCAAATTTATTTTGCAGGTACTTTGTCAGCAACTTATGCCGAACAAACAGGTACAGCTTTAGCAAAAGTAAGAAGATTTCATTGTCATGGTTTAGTTGATACTAATAAAACTGTTATGGAAAATGCTAAAGAACTTCTTGCTAATATGAGAGGTATTTTTCTATATATTGATGGTAAATATGAATTACAAATAGAAGATTCAGGTTCTTCTACTTTTACTATTACTGATGACCATATTATTGCTGATGCAGGAATATCAGTTGATTATGGTAATAAAGATAAAAAAGCAAATAAGGTTATTGTTGAATTCTTTAACGCTAATAAAAAATACGAATTAGATACAGTTACAGTTTTACATGATGCAAGTCCTGAATATTACTCAGATGATAATGATGAAATATTAGAAATTAAAGCTGAATTTCCTTATGTATCAGACCCATATATAGCTTACAACATGGGTAAAGCTATTCTTGTAAGAAGTAGAAAACAAAAGACTATACAGTTCTTAGGTACTCCTGAAATGTATAAACTTAATGTAGGAGACATAGTTACATTAAATTATGCTGGTACTTTTGATACATCACAAACGTGCAGAGTTGAAGCATTAGAACTACAGTCAGATGGTTTAGTTGCAGTTAGTCTAATAGAATATTTTGATGTATATACTTGGGAGACTCCACCGCAAGAACCTCTAGAAGATTTAGCTGATTTACCTTCTGCTTATGCAGTTAAAGCTCCAACTAATATAACTTTTACTGATACAGATGCAAGTGCAATTAATAGACCTTTTTTATCTTGGGATGAGCCAACAGATTTTCCTGATTATCAATATAGAGTTAATATTGTAGATGATTCAGATAATCAGGTTTTAAATAGAATAGTAGATGTAACTTCTGTAGATTTAAACTTTATACCTAAAGGTTCTTATGTCGCTAATATTACTTCATTAAATGTATTGGGAAGTGAATCATCAGCAGCAAGATTTCCAGCAACAGGAACATTTACTGTTGCAGATGAGCCAACAGTTGCAGCAGATATTGCAGATGGTGCAATAACAACAGATAAATTAGCAGATGATGCAGTAACTACAGCTAAGATTATTGATGATGCTGTAACAAATGCTTTGATAGCTACTGATGCTGTAAATCAAGATAGTATTGCAGCCAATTCAGTAACAGCTACAGAAATTGTAGCAAATACCATTACTGCATCAGAGATAGCAGCAAGTACAATTACATCAGCTAACATAGCAACTAATACTATAGTTGCAGATAATATAGCTGCTAATACAATAACTGCAACAGAAATGAATGTTAGTAACCTATCATCTATATCAGCAGACTTAGGTAGTATTACTGGTGGTAGTATAAATATAGGTTCAGGAAACTTTACTGTTGATACTTCAGGTAATGTTGTTGCTAACTCAGTTACAACAAGAGGTAAATATTTATCTCAAAATATTACTGCTACAGGTCAAGCAGGTTTATTTTCTGAGTTATCAGATAGTGTTACAGGTGGTAGTGACCCATTAAGAATATTATGCCCATCAGATGATTCTGATAAAGATTTCTTTATTTTAATGGGTAATGACCCATATAGTATGACATTTTCAAGTGGCATACCCACATCAGCTAATCATGGTCTATGGTTTACTGGTACTGGTTCTATTTATATGGGTGGTACTAATGATTCATTTTCACCATTAGCAGATAATTCAAATGATTTAGGTAGATTAAATAATAGATGGGATGATGTATATGCCACAAATGGAACAATACAAACTTCTGATGCTAATGATAAATCTAATATAGCTGATTCAGATTTAGGATTAAGTTTTGTATCACAACTAACTCCAAGAAAATATACATTAACTGATGGTGATTCTAACAGAACACATTATGGTCTTATAGCTCAAGAAGTTAAGACTGTACTAGATAATAACAACATAAATACATCTGATTTTGCTCCTTATATTAAAGGTGAAATTCTTGATACAAACAATCAAGGAACAGGAGAATATAAGTATGGTTTACGATATACTGAATTAATTAGCATATTAATTAAAGCAATACAAGAATTAGAGCAAAGAATACAAGATTTAGAGAATTAACATATAATAGGTAGATATTATGGCACAACACGATTACAACATAGCAAACCAGTCAGGTGCAGACTTTAGAGCAGATTTAAACAATGCTTTAGGAGCTATTGCAACTACAAATAGTGGTGCAACTGAACCATCAACCACTTATGCCCATCAATTATGGGTAGATACATCAAGTAATGTATTAAAAATAAGAAATGGTACTGATAGTGCTTGGATTACTACAGGTATAAGTATTACTACATCGAACATACTTACAGGTGACTTAACAGGTAATGTTACTGGTAATCTAACAGGTAATGTTACAGGTAATGTCACTGGAGACTTAACAGGTAATGCAGATACAGCTACTACACTTGCAACTGCAAGAACCATATCTTTATCAGGAGATGTTGCAGGTTCAGCTTCTTTTGATGGTAGTGGTGATATTACTATTACAACTACAGCACAAATTGATTCTATTGCTTTAGGTACTGATACAACTGGTGATTATGTTGAATCTATGTCAGGTGGAACTGGGGTAACAGTAACAGGTGGAACTGGTGAAGGTTCTACTCCTAGTATTGCTATAGGACAAGCTGTAGCTACGACTGATGATGTTACTTTTAATACTATTACTGCAACTGATGAATTTATAGGAGATATCGAAGGTGGTGTTAGATTTAGTGCAAAAGCTGATGGTGCTTTATCAAAAGGTGATGTAGTTTATATTTCAGGTGTTAGTGGTAATACGCCTACAGTAGCTCAAGCTAAAGCAGATGATACTTCTAAAATGCCTGCTTTTGGTTTTGCATTAAGTGATGCTAATGATAATGCTGCATTACAAGTAGTCACTTTTGGAACAATATCAGGATTAGATACTTCAGGTGTATCAGTAGGACAAGTATTATATGTATCTACAACAGCAGGTTCTTATACAACTACAGCTCCAACAGGCGAATCATCACAAATACAAAACATAGGTAAGGTTCAAAGAAGTCATGCAAGTGCTGGTTCAATTAAAGTAGGTGGTGCTGGTAGAAGTAATGCTACGCCTAACCTAGATGATGGTAAGATATTTATAGGTAATGGCTCTAATCAAGCAGTTACATCAACACTTGATACTTCTATAGTTGTTGAAAATACTAATCTTTACTATACAACCACAAGAGCAAATACAGATTTTGATACAAGATTAGCTACCAAAGATACAGGTGATTTAACAGAAGGTACTAATTTATATTACACAAGTGCTAGAGCAAATTCAGATTTTGATACTAGACTTGCAACTAAGTCTACAAGTGATTTAGCAGAAGGCACTAATTTATATTACACATCAGCTAGATTTGATTCAGCTTTCACCGCAAAAGATACTGATGATTTAAGTGAAGGATTAACAAATTTATATTACACAACTGCAAGATTTGATTCTGCATTTGGTAACAAAACAACTTCTGATTTAACAGAAGGTACAAATTTATATTACACAACCACAAGAGCTAATGCAGCTATAGATGCAAGGGTAACTAAAGCATTTGTTGATGCATTAGGAATACAAGCATCAAGTGTAGATGCTAATTCAGTAACACTTGGAACTGATACAGTTGGTAACTATATTCAAACAATTACTGGAACTGCTAATAAAATCACTGTTACAGGTAGTGGAAGTGAGTCTGCAGATGTAACACTAACACTACCTGATGACGTGCAAATTGCAGATAGCTTAACAGTAGCAGGTAATTTAACAGTTAATGGAACACTAACATCTCTTGATACTACTAACCTAGATATAGAAGATAACTTATTCCAGCTTAATGCAGGATTAACAGGTA